TGTGAAAAAGGTCAACCGAACCGCCTGTAGTTGCTATAATTTTATTGTTGCCTACTGGGTCAGTAAACAAGTGGTCGGTTGCACGAATATTCAAAGAACCAGTACCAACCTCATCAATGAATGTCGCTATTCCATTATGGTAAATCTGTAGGTCATCCCCTGCACCAAAGGTAACTTTGCCATCGTCAGGTAAGGATACATCACCAGTAACGTCAACGCCTGTGGCTGTGGTGGCTAGTTTGATTGAGTTGTCATGGTAAAGAGAAACGGCACCATCGGCATTTGCGGTGAGATAGGTTTCGTCACCTGCCGATTTTAAGCGTAAATTAGTAGCTTCTATATAAAGCTGACCAGACCCAGACTCTTTGATATAGCTATCGCCCCCTGCATCATGGTAAATCTGTAGGTCATTCCCTGCACCAAATATAGCCTCGTCGTTATCGCCAAGGGTGATGTCGTTGCCGTTGGTGTCTAGGTCTTGAGTCAACGTAGAAGCATTGATTGCAGCGGCCACAGCACTAGCATTAGCTTCATCGGCTTTGGTTGATGCTGTGGTAGCTGAGGCTGCCGCTGTGGTAGCTGAGGCTGCCGCCTCGATTGCAGAGGAAGCGGCTTCTGCAGCCTTGTTCTTAGAGTCTACGATCTGCCCAGAAGAAACTCCTGAGCTAAACGCTCCACCTTCTGATGGAGCATCTACTAGGTTTGCCTCATTTGCGGGTTGATACTGAATAGCCATTATTATTCTCCTTATAGATCGGCGACATTAGAGTACGAAGTAGTTAAGGTTGCCCCTCGGACTCTTCGGTTCATCTCTTCTTTGTTAAGTTCTGTGATAGCTTCTAGTTGTTTAGCAAAGAACTTAGCGGCTCTCTCATCTTCACCTACGTAATCTAACGCATGAGCCACAGCTCCCCAAAGGAGTGTACGCTCGTTACTGTCTCGTAGCCAGTTAGGGACTTCAGTGCCTGTGTAGTAGTTCCCAGATCCTTCAACGATCTCAGCGGCTTCTGGGTCGCTTTCGCTAGCTGCTACATTAAGTCCAGCATCAAGGTTAGTCTGGTTGACTGCATATGTTGCGTTAAGGTCTGCTAATCGTTTGAAATAGTGCATTTGATACACATCCCCTTCTTCTGCAGCAGGGTAGAAAATGTATTCATCACCTTTCCTTGCAAACACTTCCCCTGAAAGGGTGTAGTCTTTATCCTCTAGTGCGGCTAAAGTGAGTCTCTCTTCAAAGACTACGGTATTACCTGCGCTATCAGTCTTGCTAAACTGTATTAGCTCCGAGAAATCAGATGGCAATGCAATAGAGGTTTCTCCTACATCTTCTGCTGTGATTGCAGCATAATCAAATGTTTCTTCAAATGGAGGGAACTTGATAGTTCTATAGCAGTAGTCTGCTGAGTAGTCTAAGAAGTCTCCGATTAGTGTGTCAGTCAGTACGTTAGAATCTCTGTTAGCCCATGACCTAACCTTTGTCACTAAAGCATCGTATAATGGCGTTGCCATAAGTTATCTCCTGTTCTAACCTCGAGCCCTTGAGACGTTAGATGTCAACAGGTTCGGGTATTCTGATTTTATAATTCTTTTAAGCTTAGTGACATCTTCTTTATTAGACATAAATTCAGACGCATGTAAGTTTAATCCATGTTTCTCTAAGATCTCTATAGCTATAATATCTGGTATGATAGCGAAAGATCTGTAGTGAGAAGCATCACCTCTCTCTTGGTCTCTTCGAGACTGTCTTGCGTAATCAATGTAGCTCTGAACATCTTGTGCAACAGTTATCCTGTTTCCATCGTCTACATTAGATATAATCTTATTATCCATTGTGCCTCCAAGGTAAAAAGAAGGGGGCCCATAAGGACCCCCTAAAAAATCCAGACTTATTGTCCGTTCAAGCCAGTGATCATACCAGCAGCTTTAGGATTTTTAACTTCAAGTGTACACTCTTCAACAATCTGACCAACAGTGCTATCACCAAACTGACCAACTTCAGTTTCTTGAAGTGGACGTAGAGAAGCTATAGCAAAGTTAGATGGATCGTATACTAGTGCAAAGTAATCCGCAGCATCACTTTCGGCGGCAATGTTACCAGACTCAGCACGGTCAGTGTTGTAGCTTAGACCCATGATGTAGTTAGGTACGATTTGGATTTCACCGAAGTCAGAATCGAATAGCTCGATGCTTTGACGGATCTTACCAGTATCGTCTAAGTTACGGATGGTGTTCTGACTAGCACCGTGTGCTTTAGAAGATAGAGCACGTTTGTTAGCAGGTGAAGTCATAAGAGTAGTCGCACGACCACCAGCTTCGTAGATAGTTTGCATGATGTTGTCTACGTTTGACAACTCGATAGCTTTTAGGTTGCCATCATTGGTTTGACCTGAAGCAGAACGAGTGATAGGGGTTTCATCCATAGTACCATCACCTAAACTACCAGGAGCTGTCCAAGAGCTGTTACCAGAAGTAGTTACATCTTCAAGGTTTTGGTTAACATATGCTTGGTAACCACCCATAGTACGAGTGCCTGTGCCGTTCTTGCCTTTACAAGAGTGAACTAGGTCATGCTCTTGGTCACGCTTAAGCTCAGTACCACGCTTTTTAAGCTGGTAAGCATATTCATCAGCAACACCTGCTTGATCAACAGCTCGTTTAGTACCAGACACAGAAACAGTTTTAGAGTTGATCTGAGTGTAGTTACCGATACGAGTACGGTCAACGTTAGCAGCAGTACCTGATTGTACAGTTGTGAATGAATCACCTTCAGCGAAAGGCTGAGAAGTAGGAGCAGTTAGCTCATCAGTTTGCCATTCGTGGAAGATCGCTTTAGATTTAGTTTTGCCAATTGAAGACATGAATGGAGTCTCGTCTCGACTGATCATCGAGATGAAATTCGCCAGATCTTCCTTTTCCGACTTAGCAGTCGTATTTACTTGATATTGTGCAGCCATTTTATAATTTCCTTTTTATTTTATATTGAATCTTTTATTAGCGGAACTTACTTATTGACTTTAGGAACTCCATTTGAGAATCACTACCACTACCACCACTTAAAACACTTTGCCTTAGAGCTTCTTGGTCTCTGGCTTTTCTTTGGTTTGGAGTAGTTTTACGTTTGGTAGGCACACCTTTCGCTTTAACCTTTTTACGTTTAGCGGAGCCTTTAGATGCTTTCTGTTTTAGCTTACGATAATCATCGACAAACTTAACAACGTTAGCATCCATAATGATATCAAGAAATTCTTGGGGAACACCCTCTTCCAACGCGAAAGTTCTAATAGCCTCAGAGTCGTAGTCGGGGACAAGTTCTTTGATATCTTCATTGAACTTACCCATCAACTCATCTACCTGAGCCTGTAGCATCTCCGCTTGTTGTTTTTGAATAGCACCCGAAACACCTTCTCGCTTTTTCCTAGCTTCCCAGTATTTCTTCTGTACTCTTTCCCTTTTATCCTTAAGATCATTAAGCTCGTAGGTATCACCATCATCACGCGCTTTCTCAATTTTAGCTTCTAAGTCATGGTACTCTTTTGAAAACACAGTCTCTTCTTGTTGTAATTGTGTAGCCAAAGCAGCCCCAAGTTCAGTAACTTGATCAGTTTTCGTAGAGTATTCCTCTTTGAGTTGCTTCTCAAGTTCGCTAACTTCTCTACCCTTCTTAGACAAGTGTTGGTCCGTAGCAAAGCCTTTACGAAGTTCAGATAGGGGTAAGTACTCGGTCTTACCGTCTACCTTAACTGGAACTTTATAGTCCCAATCAACTTCCTCTTCATCTGGCAACTCGTCATCTTGGGTAGAATCTTCTTCATCCTCATCCTCGTCGTCATCTGAAGCGTCTTGCTCCTCGCCTTCAGTATCGTCTTCATCTGCAGTGTCTTCTGGGTTATCGTCTTCTTCTGCAGAATCTTCCGGGTCAAGAGCAGATTCGTCCTCTTCAGGTAGAGATTCCTCTTCAGGGGAGGTAAGGCCCAAAGCCTCACCCATAGGTCCCATCGGAACTGGAATGTCATCAATAGACTGACCATCTTGACCAGCGTAAAAACCAGCGTCATCCGATTGGGTAGAGGCTGTAGCGTTTTCATTGCTCATAATTTGTTATCCTATATTAGTCCTATTTAACCGCTGGCTTCTTCTTAGCCGCTCGGGGTTTAATCAATTCTTGAAGCTCATTAAGGGCTTTTAGAGAGTCGACTATATCAGCCATATCTCCTGCGAATTGTCGAGCCTTTCCGGCTCCTCGTGCTACTTCACCTACTAAGGCACATACTGCCTGTTCTGTGGATCTTGTAGCTTGGTTTAGTACTTCTTCATTTAAGTTGAAGTCTTTACTCACCTTCATCATCATCTCCTTCTTGAGATTTATTATGATCTAATAGGTCTTGATTGAAACCATAAGTTTCTATTTGTATTAGACGTTCTTTGACAGAGCCAAGGCCCATAGCTACGTGGTATAAGTACTCACGCTCTTTTGTGCAATGTGGTTCTGTCCTTATCCATTGAGTAAATAGTTCTACAAGAATATCTGAGTAAGCTTCAGTGAAGAACTCATCTCTTTCTTTCTTAGAGAACGTTGCTCTGGATAAAGAGTGTTGAGAGTCTTGAAAGGGATTAGCCTTGTACTCTCCCGTTTTTTGGTCCATCTTGGGCTTGAATTTATTCTTAGCCCCATTCTTATACTTATCCACTATAACTCCTCTGGTTAGTGTCTTAAGTTGAAGGGCCCGTCAGGGCCCCTCGTTAGATAAGGAATACACCTCCTTATATCATACCATCCCGCCTTGTTGAAGCATAGCCTGGATCATTTCAGGAGATAACTGCTCTCCTCCTTCAGGTCCTTCGGGTTCTCCTTCTCCTCCTGCTCCCTGTGGTGGGGTCATGGTTTGTCGGATTAAAGACTGAGCCGTTTCATACATTGCCTGTATGTCTGGCTGTTCGGGTGTGGGTTGCCCTTCTTTATTAGCAGCGAGGTCCAATTTCGCCCATTCTTGATATGATTTATCCAAGGCAACAACAAGTTGTTTCAGATTGTCTTGTATGGCATTCTGAGACTGTACATTAGTGTAGTCGACATTTGCTTGGTCGAGGGCCATCTTCGTCATGAAGGTTTGCTCTTCCATCGCTTTCTTCTTCTGGTCTGCTTCTTGTTGTTGTTTCTTTCCTTCCATTGCGGAATCCTTGTACTCTTCGGAAGTGTAGTCTACTATGTAGTCTAACGGATCTTCGCCTAGTGCCTCAATGGTTTTGAAAGCAATCGTAGCTGGTGCTACAGGATTGATGGCCCCTTGGTACCCAGCCTGCAGTAAAGCAGGTAGGACTTGTTGACCAATCATTTGCATCTTTGTTAACACAGACTGGTTACTTCCGTCACCCACATCCGCCTCTACTTGTAACATCATGTTATCGGGTAATTCCTTAACGTCGATTGTTTTATAGAAGTCGTTGCGGTCATAGAAGCTCATGCTCTGTGTACGCATCTCGGTACGCATTGTCTTGTATACACCTTCACAAAGAACGGCAAAGCCAGTCTCCATGAATCTTCGAGCAATGTGTTGGATACGAGTTTGTGCTGCGGATTGCACAGCCGATACTTTCTGTTCTGAATTTCCTGACACGTAGAGAGTATCGTTTAAGCCCTGGGCTGCTTTAGAGAGCCCGTTCGCTTGTTCTTTATGCTTCTGCAGGAACTCCAACAGAGGCACAGTACCTGTGGATAACGCTTCTGGTGGCATGTTCTGCACAGCAGCTGCGGGGTTTCCATTGGTAGGTACAATTTGTTTTGGCTTCATATTCTGCAAAGCAGAGAAGTCAACCACATTAGGGTCAGCTAACTTAGGTGAGTAGTTCGTGAGATAAGTATTCTCAACAAACCCACGAAGAATCGCTGTGGACGCTAAGGTTGAAGGACGAGTCATGTCCGCCATAGAAAGCCCAGCCCACTCGTGCGGGATATCAAAAGGCTTAATGTCAGCTACAGGGATGAAGTCAACATCTTCTTCAAATAGGATGTGATCCCCGATAGTGATGAACCTTTTAAGCTCAGCAATGCCATCGCCATCTCGGTCAACACGTAACCAACACTCAATGACACTAACTGGTAGGTTAGCTTCAGCGGTGTCACTTCCTTGGAATGAAACATTAGATAGTCCAACAGAAGTTCTTCGGGCTGACTTTTCAACATTTATAGCTTGCTGGAAAGTAAAGCTCTGGTCATTGACCTCATCCCACTCTATATCTTCAGCTTGGTCGGGGTACGACTTACGAACTTCAGAGCGAGTCATTTCTGTCCTGATACCTACAAAAGAAGCTTCTCCAATAGAAGATGCCCCCTGGCTTATCAGGAGAGACTCAGGCTCAATGTTCCTAAGCTTGACACCACTCTTATTAATAGTTCTCTTGATACGTACTGATTCGTACATACCTGCTTCATTAATAAAGAGATCACCCACCACTTCTACTTCAGAGTCTGCAAGGAGCAGGTCCAAGGCTTCTGCTGAAATCTCTTCGTATTCCTCAAAGGTCATCTCGAAGTCTTCAACATATTCCCATGCTACTGCTGCATTCTTCCATAATAAGGAGGCTTTGATCCAAGTGTTGAGGATCTCCCACCCTTTATTCTTTTTGAAGATACAGTAGTTAGTCACATCAGAAGCTAGTCGTGCTCTATGTACGTCCACTGCTGTTTGTGAGTGTGGTATGAATCTTGCTATTTTTTTATTATTAAGTAGCAGCTCAGATAAAACTGCTGAGTACCCTTCAACCGCCTCAACGGTATCTGAGGATACAATCTTAGATACACCCTGGGGCTTTAAGTGCCCAATAGGCTGCATCGCATATTCGTATGTAGCTTTCTCTCTTTCACTTGAAAGATCTGATGAGTCCAGAAAGTTACCCTGGGAGTTCGCCACTTCAGCTTCGATGATGTTCATCAATTCATCATCTGTTACACTTTCTTTATAACCATCTGGTTCAGTCATCACAAATCCTCTTGTATTGGATTAACACAATCCATCATTCATTCAATTTAAAAGTACGGTTCCTGTTTCTTATATTCCCGAAACGTGCATGTCACCATAAACCACAACGTTAGCTGGAGGACTAATGGGAAATACTAGACAACTATAGCCAAGCAGTATCATCCTCCGTGAACTGTTGGTTCTGAAAGCCTACCTTATTCTGGACCAAACGGTCCCTATGGGTTCTTAGGACTTCAAGGGCTATAGCTGTTGCAATAACGGTATCATCATGTGATCCGCTAATAGCGTTGGTACGACCATTGTCATCAGCCACGTAATCCATACATTCATGGATGATTCGTGGGGATGCGAGATTAATGTCATCATTCTCAATCGCATTCTTAAGATGACCAATGATCATGGGTTTAGTAGCTTGGGTTGTTCGCCATCCAAGACGACTGCCTTCCTCATTAGACAATTGGGCTACTTTGGTTTGATGGTATAGATTAACATAGCTCATCTGTTTCAGACGATTAAGTGTCGCTATACCTAAGGAATTAGATTCAACAGCCAGTAGGGCATTGTTGTAGTATCTTCCCAGATAGAACAAGAGATCCCCGTATTGCGTGGGGTCTATCCTGTTGTTTCTGTACATAGCCACTACCTCATTAGCTGTGTTCATTACAACACATGCAGAGGAGTCTTGGCCTACCCCGAGAGCACAATCAGCTCCGATAACAAAGTTCTCCTCAAAATGAGGATACTTATATATCTCTAAATGCCCTTCTTGATTATCTTCAAAAGAAGAAGAATTGAGGTTGAAGGCTTGTCTCTTCATACACTCAGAGGACACTAGGGATTGTAGCTTCTCAAGGTTAAACACATTAGAACCAGAAACTTGAAATGCTTCTTCTGGCGTTAATGGGTATTCTTGTCGGAATTTACTTAGCCCACCTTCAGCTACCTTGAGGCGTCTCCAGTAGATTTGCTCCAGATCCAAGTCATGTCTCTCTTGTATCTTTTGCTCTTCTTCTGTGAGGGTCTCTTGGAACTCTTCGGGTTCAAGGACTGTTCTCCTGTATTCCGGCATCAAGTACCATGGTACAAATATAGGGAGATAATCATTCTCACCCTCTAATGCACCTTTCCATAATCTATGGAATTCGTTACCTACACCATTAGCAGTAGACTCAAGTATAACTTCCGTACCATTAGCTTCTGAGATACCCTGAAAGAGACCTGCTAGGATCTTTTCATCATGGGTCCAAAAGGCTACCTCTGAGAGGTGAGCAATGGTTGGAGTTGTTCCTCGACCAGCTTCAGGGGATCCTGCTGTGTAAAGACGATAGCCCGAGTGGTTGTGCTCGAACATAATCTCTTTAGCATTGGATTTCTTAAAGGTTGGTCTAAACTCTTCATTCATGTTACTAATACAGTTACGTGACATTGCGAAGAGTGCATCAGATGTGGCTGAGTCGTGAGCCATAACAACTGATTTATTATAAGCATTGAAGTATGACTTCCAGAAAACCCTGGCAGTCGTATAAGTTGATAAGCCCATCTGACGACCTTTAAGGATTATAGCTCTGACACGGCCTGTTTCTTTTAGCTGCTTAGCAATCTTTTCATTAACTATCTTCTGAGCCTCATTGAACTCGAAGGGTACGAAACCCTGAGAGGAATCTTTAGTTAATATCTTAATCTGTTCTTCAGAGAACTTCTCAAAGTCCTCTTCGTATTCTGCTAGCTTCTTACGCCTTTGGGCTTCTTTAGCTAAGGCTAGCTTCCGTTTGTTATCCATGAGTAGTCCTCCCAGACTCTTACTATCTTATAGTTCTTTAGGATACCAGAGAGAGAAGAACCATAGGAATTATATCCTAAGGTTTACCTCTAAGGTATCTAGCCGTGTCAAGAGTGCTCCCTTAGCCCCTTAAGGGGAGGGGTACAGACTCCACACAAATATCTATATTTTATCTATATGGCCCTTAGGGCATATAAGATCTCAGGGCCCCCTCCGTACCCTAAGCTATAAACATATTATGAGT